AATTTAATTTCTAAATTAAAAATATCCCAAAGTTCTTGTTGATATAATTCTGTTTCTAATCTTTTCCAAAGTTTTAATGTAGCTTCCGCATCTCGTTCAGCATATTGACCTACAAATAAAGCAGGTAATCTCCATAAATCTTTTTTAGGATCCAATCCATAATCTTTTGCTGCCTCAACTAAAATTTTTTCATCTTTACCTAGACCAACATAATGTCTTGCTAAAGTATTTAATTGATAAGACATTCTATTCTCATCAATCAATGATGCTGCAATCATTGTATCAACTATCTTACCTTTAATTTCTAAACCTGCTGACCTTAACCAGCAGACATCATACATTGCATTGTGAAATATAAAGGTAGTTTCGGGTTGATTAAAAATATCTTTTAACCATGAATAAACTAAATTTTTGTCTAAATTACCACCTTGCTCATGATGTACCGGAAAATACCCCGACCAGCCCTCTACGGCTACCGCAATGCCTGCAATATGGCCTTTTCCCGTGACATTTCCTGATCCTATCTCTCTAAGATAAGGATCATTAGTCTCTAAATCTATTGCTATTTCTTTATGTCCTCGGAGATCTTTCAATTCATCAGGCATAACCCATTCCGTTTCTGGAGTAAACAACGGTATCTGGGTACTCCTCATGAGTAATCCCTTTCCAATATCATTTCTAAATAGTGTATTGCCTTCTTCACATCTTCCTCTTTCCCTTTTATCGCATGGCGACAGATATATTTTATAGCGTTACCTTCCGCAAAAAGCAACTTGTTTTCGTTAATAAATTCAGCAGGTTGTATTTTCATATTTTTATAATGTTTACCACCGATCTGCTTATCTAGTGATTCATACTCTATTCCTTTAAACATATCTTTATTTGTCATTTTTTTTCTCCTCATAGTCTTTATATTCTTTTATTAATTTCTCCGATGGGTACCAAACATCCACAATACAATGACAATTAGGGCAAGATAAATTACTCACAATATCATAGTCCTCATTATCTTCAGTGTCGTGATCTCCACCCCATATTAGTTCTGTGTTGCAGTGCCAACAGTTCATAATATATAACCTCGATAATGTCTTAATACTTCTTTCGCTTTTTTTATTTTTTCTTTATTATGTAGATAAGGTAATAATTTTTTTAACACTCTTTCTACTTGACGATGTGATAGCTGCCATCTTAGTTGGGGTCTGTATCCTTTTTTTCTGGGTTTAATATTATACATATTTCCTTCTTGAAAATAAGCTTGGCATAACTTAACTAAACCAAAATCAGTATTACAAAGTTCCATTCTAATTGTAGTACAGGGGTATCTTTTTTTCATTGTTGGATTATATTTCATTATTTTACTGGTAGTAATACACCCCTCACCATCAAATAAACCTGCAATATAACTTATGTTGGCTTTTTTATTTTTCATAATATATAAGCTCGATCAAAGTTTTTAGGGTCTAACACATGTAATTCACGCTTCGCTCTCGTCGCACCAGTATAAAATAATCTATGTAATTCATCTGGATCATGACTAAAAGTTTCAATCGCGGCACCTGTTAAGTCCTGCATTAATAAAACATTGTCGGCTTCTCCTCCTTTTGCTGCATGTATTGTTGACATTTTTATACGAGGATTTTTATTTAACGTCTCACCATTCGCCCTCATATTACGAATGTAAGTTTCGGTAATAGGATCAAGTCCCTCAAAAGCTTCGTACCAAACTTTGTCAGTAAATAATCCATGTTGTTCTTCACATTGCTTTAATGTATACTTCGCGTCCGAATGCAAAGTTTTTCCCTTCTGGAATCCTACTAAAACATTTGATCCAAGATACTGATAAATATTTTTAATTTCTAAATGATTTAATAATTCACCTTTACGCCAGTGTTCCCAGTTGTTTAATGCTAATAATAATTTTAATGGTACAGAATTTATTCCTTTATATTGGTAATACCATCCTTGTATCTCACATAAATCTTTGGCATCTTCTAAAAAATAATTTGCAGAAGATAAAACTAACCACTCTCCTTTACTCATATCTACTTGTGTTATATCAGAATATCTTTTTAATAATCCTTGTTCTTCTCTAGGTTTGTATTCTTTTTCAAATCTATTTTGTACTTTGTTAATTATCTTTTGAGATAATTCATGAATTGGTCCTCCAGGAATCCTGTAAGATTGATCTAAAACTTTAATATCGTTTACTTCTTCTTTAAGTGCAATGAAGTGGTCTACATCTGCACCTGCCCATTTAAAAATAGCTTGATCATCATCGCCTGCAATGTATGTTTTATCGGCTCTTGACCAAATCTTTCTTACCATTTCCCATTGAAGTAATGATAAGTCTTGTGCTTCATCTATAAATAAAGCTTCAAATTTATTTAATGTTTCTTTTAATAAGAAGTCTTCTATTAAATCATTAAAGTCTTTTAAATTTTTTTCTTTTTTAAATCTTTTTAATTCTTCTGCTAATAAAAATAATGTATTTCTTTCTATGTCTAATATATTTTTTCTAGAATCATAATATTCTAATAGGTCCATTCTCTTAACTGCCGCAGTATTAATAATTGTTAAGTATTCATTATCAGAATTAAAGGTACCATCATCGTTTGAAAATTTTGCTGTCTTAATAGGAATGCCACATTTTTGACCAAATTCTTTATAGTCTTCTATCTTCATCATTTTTTCTTTAGTCATTCCTAATTGATTGAATGCATAAGAATGAAGAGTTCTAAAAAATGGTAAATCATTTTCTATACTCAACCCAAATTTATCCGCAGCTCTATTCGCTGCTTCGTTTGCAGCTTTCTTTGTAAAAGAAAAGTAGCCTATTTGTCTAGGCCTTATCCCATCTTTTAGAAATTCGTCCACTAAGTTTAACAACGTTGTGGTTTTTCCGGTTCCTGGTGGACCTAATATTATTGTCTTCATATTTCTTTAGTTTCCTTTCTGCTATATTTAAATGTATTTGGGTTAATTCTAATTCTTCAGTTAAATCTTTTATAATTTGTCTAAATCTTAAATGCCAATTAACACCTACATCTCTAGAATATTTCATAAAACCATCCATATCCAAAATGCAGTCAACATAGCAAGAGTAATTAAATCCATTTTAGCTATCATTAGAAATGATCCTGCTGATATTCAACTTTAGATATTGCTGCTTCTATTTTTTTCATTGTTTTAATTTTAACGACTCTTGGCTGCTGAGACTTAACTCTAAGTCTTGTTTCTTCAATAAAAATATCCTCTAGTCTTTTAATTAAATTTCCTGTTTTAATTTTATCCATGTCCCAATTATTCTTTTTTAAGAAACTATAAAAATCTTCCATTCTAAAATAAGTAAATTCTCTATTCTCATCTGTGTATGGTAATTTATTAAAGATATCATCAAGAGTTCTTGCTGATTGTCTATTAGTTGTCCAATCTTGAAGTAGTCCTATAATTTCATTAGTAGGGTTTAAAGACTCTAATGGTTCTACTTCTTGTAAGTTTTGCATTAAAGGTTTTAAAAAATGTTGTTTCCAATCTTTAGGTTTAGGTACAGGTACTACTAGGTTTGCTTGATCTAAACATGCTAACGCAAATAAAGGTGAACTATAAAGTTGTTCTGTTTTTAATTCTATTCTAACTTTATCTACATTTAAAAACCATTGTGGTGGTGTTGAAGTATATTTTGTAAGACTTCCAAGTATTGGCATTTCTTCTTCTCCATAACCTACACCAAATCTTTTTGTTCGGCACAACCCAGCTTGACAAACTGAATTAATAGGTGCGTCTTTACATCTATATTTGTCATAACCTTTTCTATTTACTGATTTAATTAATTGTTGAACCTCACTATTACTTAATGGTGGTTCCATATATTCCATATTAGCTTCAACAATCTTATCTTCCCATGTATCAGGATGTGATTGTTTATAATAAACTGCTATATTAAAGAGTGCGTTATTTCTGGAACCCTCCCCAAAACCAATTGCTGCCAATTTGTTTAAACAAGGAGGACCACCAGGAAATGCTTCTTCTATTTTTTTCTCTTCCGTTTTAATTTGTTCCACCTCA